GTCAACAATGATGATTGAGTCGTTAAAGGTCATACCACGTAGAAACGAGGTGGTCGTAAACTCAACCAAGCCCTTTAACTTCAAAATCTTCCAACCATCACCACGACCAAAAAGATCGTCACAAATCTCCTGATAAGGCTGTTCATAAACTTCCGCTTTTTGTTTCTCGGTTCCTGGTAGAAAGCCCATGTCTCTGGATGGAACTACGGAGCGGATGATAACAACCTTCTTATATGTCTCGTAATGTAATACCTCCCTTAGAGCAAGATAAGATGACAGGAATGTTTTACCAGTTCCTGCATAACCATGTAGCATTAGATTAGAACCGGCTTCGTATGCGTCCCACACTCTCTCTTGGTTTACTGTTAGTGGCTGGATATGACGCAGTTCAAAGTGGTTCTTTTCTGCATGGTTTTCACCACGCTGGTTCTGCTGTTGGTTATTACGTCTATTCTTTCGTGACATATATTTACCTTTATTGTTATTGTTAGTCACATTCTCATAACAAAAAGAGGTCGATGCCTTTTTACGGGCACGACCTCTAAACTTTTTAGATGGAGGGTTCTCTGACAGGTCAAATCTCCTTTGGAATGTCCCATCTTTTAGAAGCCACAGCATCAGCATGTGGCACTGCCGCTTTGACACGGCCCAAAACGTATTTCTGAAAGTCGGCTGGAGGTTTGGTGACTCCAATGTTTACTGGATCCACCATAGTGAAGTTGCGAAGTACCTGCGATAGTTGTGGGTTGTTCTTTTCATATTCGTCACGCTCGGCAATGGTCATGGTGTTGGTATGTTCCTCACCAGTCTCTTTATTCATCCATGTATAATTAGGCATTCGCATTATCCTTTGGGTCATATGGTTTGTTATTCTTTAACCCACCATTCATATTAGCACCGAGAAAGTGTGGTGCCGATAGCAGCTTTTCTAAATGTGTGTTCTCTTCCAGATACTTATCCAGTTCTGAAATAGACATAAACTGGTCGAAACATTCACCAGTATTCTTATCACGAAAACTATATGTTGGCATCACTTACTCCAATATTCATCTTTTTTAAAGTTCCATCCAGCGGTGCTGGCGTTCTTTGATCTTGCTTGAGCCGACTTTTCAGGTGTATTGTAAGCGGCTCCTACCTTAGCTTCTTCTCTCAATTGCTTATCAGTCTGACCCATTAACTGGCGTCTGATAGCAGCAATGCGTTCCTGTCTATAAAGAATTGACTTTTGATATAGAGGAACTTCTTCTCTCGGAGTTTTAGGACTCCGAGTTTTGTGCAATTCCTCTTTTACCTTCTGTTCAAGGTATTTCAATTCTTTTTTCAGTTTATCCATGCAGGCGCCTCACGGTTCTTCCACTTGTGAAGATGTGCCTTGCCAACCTTGTAATAGTTCCGATAGTTAGCAATCGGATCATCTGATATGATGTATTTAGGATCCATGGCACTCGGCGGAGTGGTAAAAGCGTTGTTTGTCATATTGTTTGGATGATCAGCAAGCAACGTGAGTAAGCCGCTTGACTCAATCTTATGGACTTTGCCATAGCGATATGTATATTCTTTACAATGCTCGGCCATATACACCCACAAGAAAGCATAGTTACAATGCGACTCACGAGCCCAAATAGCACACGGGTGATTGACATGCGTAGCCGAATACATAGCAGTCTCACGAGCATCAGGCAGAAGCCAGCGTTTAATCTTGCGATAACGAACAGGGAAACTACCAGCAACCGGTTTATTCTCAACATACTGGATGCCGTCAAGAATACGGTGAGCGGTAGACAAGAGTTGGGCACTCTCAAGGATCATCTTGATGCAATGAGAATCGACTGCCCACTTGGCACAATTTTCAGCTTGTTCATCGATAAAAAACATATTCATACGAAACGATCCTTCATAAAGTTGGCCATATAGCGGCGGATATTCTCAGCGCCAACGGGATTAGCTGAATGAACGCCATAGTCAAAGTCATTCAGACATACATCATTATCCATAACCCACTGGCAGAACCACTTGGCAAAGTCGTAGCCAGTAAATTCATATGGTTTACCACGAGCAGTATCGTCCATAAACTCATCCATAGGACCATATTCTGACTCAAGATTATAATGAACATCGGCCAGATCATGATCAAAGGAGATATAATACGGCAGACCGTAGTTCGTAACCATCCACACGGCATCGTGGTAGTTACGAGCAATACGCCAGTCGGGATGCAGGTCAGGATAACGCAGGTCATCCAGGTAGAGTTTGTATTTCACAGGTCTCTCTTGCCTTTCCAAAATGCCACGACAACAGGGAAACGGAGTTTACCGTCATCAGTCTTATTCTGATACCGTACCGTTACGCTTGTATAACCATGATCATTATACAACAGGTCTTTCAACATGTCAAATGATCCTCGCACTCCTGCAAACTGCGTCGTTCCGTCTTTCAAACGGATTTCAATCCGCTTGGCTGCACCTGCCCAGTTACCTTTACCTTCTTCGATGGAGACGATTTCAAATTCATCGTCCTCAAACTCCTTATGTTTGATAAGATTTCTAGAACGCTTACCTTCATAAGGTGAGTCGATAACACGAAGCATTTGACCCTCATATCCACTTTCGAGATATTCACCGAGCATCATTTGAATGTCGTGTTCATCCTGAATATTAGAGGTCTTTACTGCTTGCACAATCGGATAATAACGATTACCAAAAGAGTTACCATGACTAATATGACGATTGATAAAGGCAAGTCGATCAACGAACGGACCATCCATAATCACATCATAGACATGATACTGAACCAACTTTGAAGCCTCAATATAGTCTTTTGTTTCAGGCTTAGTCTTACGAACAAGCGAGATAATCTTTTCGAAGTTATCTCTTAGTTCATGGTTATACAGTTCACCATCTAACACGGCATCGGGAAATGCCTGAAAGAACGGATCAAGTGCCTCAAGAATATGAGGACAAGAAACAATGGGCTTACCATTGCGTGACTGCATACCATCTTTGGAGATAAGGCAGCGAACACCATCAAGTTTCGGCTGTGAGAAATACGGGAACTTGTTATGCTTCTTCGGATCATACTTGTCGGCCAACATGCACTCAAAGAATTTAGCACCAAAGTAAATAGACTCACCAACAGAGGTGTGATATTTACCCTGGTTCTGTTTCTTTGTATATTCAGCATCAACCTCGGCCTTCACCTGCTCGGCAACAGTCGTCGCATTAGAACGACCAACGTTCTTGGCCTCAGGATACTGCCAACCAGAAACTACAATCTTGCCACCTTCGATGCCAGAATGTGTGCGATACTTTTCGTTATCGTATTCCATCCACCAGACACGAGTTTTGCCCGTGGTGTCGATCTTGTAGAGTTTGTCGGCGTTCATTGCTTAACATCCTTCGTCGGATATGATTTCTAAACCAACATCGGGACCGAAGTTGATTTCTCTGCTAATTTGTTCTTCCCGATGTTTAACACTATCGAAGATAAAACGCAACTTGTTTTCTGTTGGCCAGAAACTTAGATAAGCGTTTTCACGATCAAATAGTTCCAGATATTCTTTCTCCGTGATAACACGATGGGAAAAGATATCTTCCGCAATATGATTCTGTGATACTTCTTCTAGTTTGTCTTGATAAGTTCCGGCTGTAATAGCGTCGGTCACATCATCAAGAGCATAATCATTTGGCTCACTATCAGGTAGTCGCACAACATATGTGTGGCGGAATGTGGAAACAGTTTCGACTAGGACAAGTTTGGACATTATATCAACTCCGTTCGATTAAGTCAAGTAGATTAGTTAGGAAACGTTCCTCTTGACTACACTGACCGACAATACCTTCCCACACAGGATCAATCTTTGCAGTCTGGGCAAAATCATGTTTGATACGCCGCAGATCGGCTAGTCTATTATAAATCTTTTCTTTGATTTCGATTAGTGCCACATCGGCGCTTTTAGTTAGAAACTCTGTCATTCTACCACCTCTAGTTTATCTTTATTGACTTTCAATGTTACTTTCTTAGCAGCATTGATATCACCAACCAGTTTGGTATAGTCACGACCACCATCAATAGCAACTGGACCGCACTCCCGATAATCATGACGATAACGAGAATAATACACATCATCACCAACCTGAATACCCTCGAAAGGTTCAGTAGCGGTGATGCCATTGGTGATCATGAACTGTTCGCCATTATGATACAAGGCAAAGTAGTTTGAACCCTGCGGATGGGCTTCTTCTGTATAAAAGATGGCTGCAGGAAAGTTCGCCCAGCCATGCTTGCCTTTGATACAAGACTCCATAACGAATGTAGCCTTATACATATTCTCCATCTTGGCGATGCCATCGACCTTTAGAAAGGTACATTCATTATGGATTTTCATTCGTCTATTTCTCCGTAATACCAAGCATCCCAGGTGGCACCAATACATTTGATAAACCAATCAGGTCCAAATATGAGAACACCGACGGTTAGGATCACTCCTAGAAATGCTAATATCAATCGTGCTAGAATATTATATACGATTGTCATTCGTCTATATCCTTTGAAAACATAAATGGGCCAAACTTATAGAACACATA